AAAGACATTGACATTTTTACCGTGGCGGAATGTAGGCATTATTTCTCCTCAACTGGGCGTTGATGTGGGGTGCCGTCTTGAACAAAACCATCGCCATCGCCATCTTCGGCATCGGCATCAAAACCCTCTTCAACAGCAGGTTCTACTACAACCTCTGCAACGGGTTCAACTTTAGGTTCTTCAACAACAGACTTTTCGATTTTCTTTGTTGGCTTATCTGTATCTTCAATGATTTCTGAATCTAAAAGCCACTTGACTGATTGTGCTGGAATATCCTCAACAATATCGCCAACCTCAGCGCGTTTGTTGGGTGGGTAATCAATACCCTGTAAGACTCTATAACGAGCCATTCAAACCTCCTCCGATACGGCACATGGGTAACCCAAGTAACCGTCAGGTCACTCGGACACGGAAGAGACGAAAAACTCGGGCGACTAGCGCACAGTAGGTTTAGTGTATCAGGCTATTTTTTCGGCAATCTGAAGAACCTTACAACGAGTAATCAATGTTGAGAAGATTTCTTTGTACTCATCAGAACCCTTGATTGTTCCCTTGATAACTGCCTTGTCGCCAACTTCTAAGTTTGTACCGCTTGAAGCAAACCACTTGAACTGGTACTCACCGCTTGCGAATGTGTAAAGAGTTGTCCAGCCAAACTGAGTCTCAAAGGTGTTCTCGCTCAGAACTGTAACCTCTAACTCGACGCGCTCGCCAGTTGGAGCAAACTGTTCAGCCTTGTAAACCTTAGCCTCTTTACGAGCAACTTCCTGCTCTTGGCTCTTTTGCTTTGCTTTGATGATTGAAACCAAGATTCCGATTGTGCTGTGAGTTTGATATTCCAAACCGCACACGACCCTGACATTTTCAGCGTAACTAGATTCGCCTTCAAAGTTCTTGCCGTATTCGATTAACTCTCTAGCCTTTTGATATTCAACCTCAGTTGGTTTTTCTCCTACAAATTCTTTCCAGTTATTAGCCCCGTGGTGTCCACCGTTTAAGTATTCCCAAACAAGAGACTTAGTAGAGATGCCTGAACCTGAAGGAATGTATCCACCCTTTGTAACCTGAGTAATTGCGTGAGCCAAGACTCCGACTGTTGAATGACCTGTCCAGCCGTTGCCTGAATATCCACCAAATTCTTCTTCGAAAGTTTCCTCTGTTGGTAAGTAAGAAGCGCTGAACTGCCAACCTATGTAATCCTTAACGCAACTTGAGCCAACCTGACAAACTTTGCCCTCTTCGTTTTCTACAAAGATTACTGTTGAGCGAGCGCGAACTTTTTGGCAATGCTCGCAATAACCGACCTTGACCTCAGATGACTTAACCTCACGACCACCTGCGATTGATTTTGTAATTGCTTTGCCTTCGATAAACTCAGCAACGCCGATGAACTGCCAGCCGTTAAATTTGACTGGTTCGCCTTCGATAACTAAAACTTGATATTCGTGGCTGATGCTTTCTATTTCTTCAAAACGCTTTTCAATGCGTACTTGGTAACCACCGCTTAAACCTTTTTTCTGAGCGCGTTCGGCAAGTTTCTGCGCCTTAGCAAGAGTTTTCTCAACTCCTATTTCAGAGATTCTGAACTCTCTCATCTTGCCCTCCTCTCAGGACAAGGCAAGTATATCACAACTGGGGTTAGTTATTCTCTCTTCTCAGGCGCTCTTCTTGAATCATGTTGAGGGTCAGGAAGTAGCCAATCCCATCCACCACCGTGTCGGGCTTGGTTTGATTGATTTCACGGGCAATCTTCATGCCTACCATGCAGAGGCTTACTTGCTCGGCAGAAACCTCACAGCCGAGGATTACAGACCATATCTTTGACGCCCTAGTAAAGTTATCCAAGGGATGTCCGTACGCGTCCTGACGCTCTCCTGAGACCAACTCAGCGGCATATAAAGCGATGTCCCTTGGGTCGTTCATAATACTTGGATGTCCGAGACTCCCTCGCTGGTCACTAGGAATGTCAGCACTCCCACAGCCGCAACTTCCCCCTTGGACTGTCTCCACCAAACGCTTCCCCCGTCGAGGGCTGGTGCTTGTAGCCATTTGACTCCTCCCCAATCTGCTAGACGAAATGAATGATAATGACCCGAGACCAAAATGTCACAATCGCCTATTGCTTGACGCCCGAGAGTTTGGTCAGCAATCCATCTGCGAAGTTTTGCTTCAGGACTTCCCGCACTACGAGCAAGGTGTCCATGAGTAATTCCAATAATCTTTCCATTGACTTCAACTGTAAGACTCAACTCATCTGTTGGAATCGCAAAACGAATATGACCGTAGACTTCAGGGTTGGCTTGAAAGATTTCTGCTACTGATTCGACTAGGGCTACATCGTCATTGTCATTGAGAGTCGTAAAGGCTTTGCCGTTCTTGCGGTTCTCACCATGGTTTCCACCAATCGCCGCAACGGTGATACTAGGGACAACCTTTGACCAGCGGATAAGAGCATCTCTTAGGAGACGACGAGCAATCTTTACTTGGTCTCTTCTATCGACTTCAACTGTAAAGGTCTGAATGTCGTAGTGACCGTCGCATCCTTCAACTAAATCACCTAGGCATAGAACCGTGATTGAATCAATCGGGCGACCTATCTTTTTTAATTCTTTAATTCTAAACTCAACATCATCGACTGCTTGGAGCCATCTACCAACTAAACCTTTGAGACCGTCGCCATCTCTTTTACCTGTCTGCCAGTCTGCGGCACATACGACAAGGCTTGCTCCACCTGTAATTTGTTTGCGCTCTCGGGGTTTGTGTTTCTTTATCTCTTCGATTAAGGCTTCAATGTCGGCAACTTCTTGCTTGCCCTTTCGAACTACTTTGCCCTTCCATTGGCGATTGAGAACTCCTAAAGTATCGCCCCACACATTGAAAAGAACTGGTTCTACTACTTGAAAATGCTCGGGGTCTAATCCCCACATTCGAAGAACTCCTGACCAATCGGGCGCGGTGTCGCCCTCCATCGGTTGAGTAGTAACCATTCCTTCTTCGCCTTGCCAAGTAACCCCAGGCATCCACTCTGCTTGTCTTTGACGAGGTTCAGTTTTTTGAACCGAATTCATCTCGCTCGTTTTAAGCAGATTATCTAAAGCATCATCAAGACTCATTCGGACACTTACACCCATCTTTGCCAAGTAGCCTTCTACGATGTCTACGCATAACATCAGAGCCTACCGTAATGCCAAAAGTTGCTAAGACTTCTACTAAGCGAGCAGAATTAACTTTTTCATTCCGAAGTGTTTCTTTGAACTTAGTCCGCATGGGTTCAGGTAGTTCTCTTGTAATTCTTCCTACCGAACAGCCTTCTTGTACTTTCCAAACCCCAACTAAATCATCTAGGGCAGAAGAGAACTCATCCTGATTTATTTTTGGATTTACAACGGGGACAGCGGATACTCCACGGGCGCGTTGCGCTTTCGAAGAGGAGCCTGTCACATTTCCAGCATCGCTGGAACTCATCGGTTGTTGCGTTTCTGCCATACGGGTCCACCACTCTCTCTTGTGGAGCCGTTGGCTCCTCGATTACATTCTCACTAGACATCGGAAATTCACCGAGATTAGTGGACGGTACTTCGGGTCTACTCCTAACAAGTTTACTGAACCCATCGGTTCAATCCTCATAATATGCACCCCCGAGATGGTTTGTTCAAGCACCGACGCGAGCAACACGCGGATAGATTCTGCCTTGTCTCTAGCGGTTGGATAATCTTCACGACCTGCTCGGCAGATAATTTGAAGCATTGGATAATCAATACGAATTCCACCTGAACCCATAGTGAATGTAGGGGAACTTCCAGCGTTCTCATATACGGCTACGCAAGCATCGGGTGTTTCAGGAAGAGTTCCCAAAAAGATACTTGTTCCAAGGGTTCCTTGGCTATTGGTAACTAAGTAGTCACCGACTGATTCAAGAATAGTTGCCATTAGCCTCTATGCCCTTTCTGTATGATGTCAATAATTCTACCCTTTATGTTTTGCTGGATAGTGGACATCGCTTCCATGACAGGTTGCTCAAGATATTTAGCCTGTGTCGGTGGATTGTGATAGTTGCCAATAATCTCATGGACAAGAAGAGCGTAAGAGGCGGCAGGACCACCATAGAAAATATCTACAAAGTAGCCTTGGCTTCCCATTTGTGGGGCAGAAACTCCGCCTGAGCCACGAAGAACTCCAGTATCTACTGGAACAAGAACCTGAGACTTAGCAAAAATAACATTGGCTTCTTCATAAATCGCTTGGGCTATTGCTTGAGGGGTATCTTCTTTACCAGCCTTAAGAGCATTGACTAACTCTTTATCCCCGAATAAATCGAGTTTGAAAGACGCCTTCGCCATGGCTAACGCCCAAATCTGATGACGGTGTGATGCGCTCCGTTTTCGTCTGAGATGTTGTCTACTGCATTGATTGAAAAGGTGTCCGCCCCGACAACCATTCTATGACCTACTGTAATTGTTGTAGCAGGTCCATTAGTAATAAATCTTCCAACATCAACAACTTCGATACCCTGAACATCTTTTGACTTTACGGTGTCATAAATCAATCTGCCTGTAACGGTTGTATTACCGCTAAAGGTTGGTTTGTTATATTTATCAACAGAGGCTTTGGCGGTAAAAACAACAGAGTCGGTAAAGAACTCTGTGACCTTGGTATAGATAGCATCCATTGGCTACCCCTATTCAACTATACGATGGTCGTAGACATTGTTAGGGTTATCGTGAATTCCAGCATAAGCATCGGTGTTGTAGTCATCGAC